TTTGCAGTCGTTCCGCCACTTGTCGCACTAACGGCAAAATCTGAAAAGAAGGCGTCTAGGTCGTCACTCAGTGCCATCTTCTATTTCTGTTTCTTCTACAACAACTTTTGCTTTTTTAGCTTTCTTAGCTTTTGGTTTTGGTGGACATGCCTCCCCATCTGTCGCTTCCGTTCCCCTTCCTTGATTAATAAGAGAAACGCCTATAGCATCATCAACCTCATGTACTAGGCCAGCTTCTAAATGCTCACCTTTAACAGCGGTTGATCTAGTTAGTAAAACTTTCATAAGAAAAAAGGGGGGCAATGAAGCCCCCGCAAATTATTAATGAGTAATGTCTTTTAGAACGCAGAAGGCAGTTGGTTGTCTTAGAGCGAAATCAACTGTAGTTATTGCCCTGACGGACTGCAACGCTTTTGCGAAGTCGTCACTTTCAAGACCCAACTCGATTTCCAAACCATTTCCCCACGTGCCAAGAACTCCGGTTCCCCAGTTACCAAAGATAGCAGCAGAACAAACGCCAGAACTAGAACCTTTAGTTAGATTGCTAGGTACGTTGTTTGTATGATCTATTGCGTAACCATTGATGAAAGCAGGAGTGCCGCCGCGACCTATACCGCTTGGGTCTGTATTCCAAAGGAAAGAACCATCTGTAGCAGAAGATCCACCGGCTCTTTTAGCTTTTAAATCTGCAATGACTTTTGCATTGGTCAAATAACCCATTTTGTCACCGCCTGCATTATCAACAAGAACTTCTTTTTCCATGTCGATTAAATGCTCAAGGGTGATAGCCCCTCCATTCGTGCCAATCGCGACTGAATTTGTGTTGCTTTGATTAAGAATCCCGGTCATTTGGCCGGAAGAACCAGAACCATTGATAATCCCAGCATCAACACCAACAGCTATTCTTTCCGCTAAATCTTCCCTGATAAATTGGTCAATACCGGGAGTAGCTTGTAACAAAGTCTGACGACTATATTTTGAAAGAACGGCGGCATTTTTAGGTGAGAGCGATACCTGATCAAAAGTAGATTCTGATTGAGTGATTGCTGTTGTTTGATTGCTTAACCAGTAAACGGTGCTTTTTCCGCTTTGGCGTGGAATAGCGACGTCACCAACAAGACCGGACATTGTGCGAATACCCATGCCAACAGCTTTTACAGCCGAGTCAAAAGCATAAATAAACTCATCGGCTAAAAGAGTTGTCTGGACAAGATTTCCCCCTGTCGTTGCAGATCCCGTGTTGTAGGTAGCTCTTGTCTTGAAGATTTCGCTATAAGGAACAAAAAAGCTTCTCTCTGAAGTTTTCTTAATACCTGAACGCTCAACTTCTTGACTGATTTCTCTAGCAAAACCAGCTTCCCTAGATGACCAATCTCCGGTCATTACGCCCTTAATACCTGCGGCGATGCTGTAACGAACTTTTCTTTCTTCTGTAGTGTCTACAGGCGCAACAGTTTCAACAGGCTTTGCTTGAATTTTATCTAAAGCAATTGCTCTAGCTTCTTCAATACTTGTACCTTTTCCAATCAGAGTTTCTTTTAACTCTTCGCCTAATCCATGTGCATTACATAGACCGCTAATTTCTCTAATACGGTTACGCTCTTCGTTGGCTGCCTTTTTGGAAGCCTCAGAACGCACCACTTCTAAATCGGGTGTGTTGGACATCTGAGTTTGTAAATCAGGTTTACTATTTTGTGGTGCGCCAGAAGACGCAACGGCGCTTTCACGCTGTTCTTGCATATTACTTGATTCTTGCTTCTGAGGCATATTAGTTTCTACTTTCTCTTCTTTTGCTCTGCCAACGCCTACCGAGAAATCAGCAGGAACACTAACAATTGAAACTTCCGCAGGCGTCCAATTCATCACCCTATATGCACTTTCGCCTTCTTCTTCTGTCTTATTAACGGAATAACCTACTGATACGTTTTTATATATGCCATCACGAACCATTTCTAAAGTTTCTTTCCCTAAAGCGTTATTTGCAAAACGAACTTGAACCCTTCCTTGCTTCTT